TTTGCTTTTATGTGTTGAGGTTTTTTGTATTCGCCGTTTACAGTTTGTTTAATGATACCTTGTACCCAATCTTCGGTATGTGGCGATACTGTAATAGGATAAATCATACCATGTTTTTCAAAAGAAGTCCAATAATCAAACTCGTCCATTCTTTGTTTCAACCAATCATCATTTGGCATACATTTGATTTCTGTTAAATCAAACTCTTGTATATCGCCGTAGATACTATCAGGATGTTTTTGTGCTCTTAATACTATTCTCATAACCAACTTTTTGTATAAAATAACTATCTGCTATATCAGATACAGGATTACCAACTTTATCTGTTTCTAAAATAGACTTTAGGTCAATATTTGTTTCAGCTACAAATGCGTTATACATCATTTCTTTGTCCGCATTTCCTTTTCCCGTAGCGCCTTTTTTAACCACACTCGGGACAACTGTATCATAAGGGATTTGTTCTTCTTGTAATCTGTACTTGAGGATTCCACAGTTTTCGGCAATTTGAAATATGCCTTGACCTTTTGAACCAAAGGAGTAACCCTCAATATATACCAAAGGGTTAATGAGTGGAGAAATAATATCCAATGCAAAGTCAGATATATATTTAAATCTTTCAATCGGGTCTTTCCATTCTTTATGTTCATAACCTACAATCTCCTCACTCATCATTCCGATATACTTCTTTTTAGAAGTCAAATAATAAAACATTAAGCCTGCGTCACCATCTATATTTACACAGATAGCAGGACTTGTTAAACTATAATCAATTCCAATTATCGTCTTCGTTACTGTCGTCATTTGACCAGACTTCTTCGGTTTCGTCTTCATCTTCTACCTCATATCCACAGAAAGGACAAGTAAGAGGTTCTAAATCTTGCTCTTCAATGTCCCAAACTATATTATATTTAGTTTCACAGGAAGTACAGGTCTTTTGTCGTTTTTCTGCCATTATAGTTTAAATTTCTTAAATTGGTCCTTCTTAACATCTTGTTTGATACCACCAATTACATATGATTCAATCTCTGTTTCTTGTGGTGCGTTTTGTGTACCCTTTGAATTCAGCCAATGGTCTACCCACGGAAGTGGATTTGTTTTTTGGTCGTATTGTGGTGTAAGGCCGATTGCCTTCATTCTTCGATTGGCCATATATTCTACAAACTGGTGTAACAGTTTTTCTGATAAACCAATCATACTTCCTTTGGAAAATAGATATGTTGCCCACCTTTTCTCCTCGTTCAATGCGTCATCATACATTTTATATAGGTCTTTCTCACATTCTTTTTTAATCTTTAACATATCTTTGTCATCATTTCTATCATGCCAATTATTAATGATAGTTTGTGACATTGCTAAATGTTGTGATTCATCTCTTGCAATAAAAGAAATAATCTTAGCAGAGCCTTCTAACATTTTAAGTTCACCAAAGGCAAAACTACAAGCAAAAGATACATAAAATCTAAGGCCTTCTAAAATGTTTACAGTTGCCATTGCAAGATACATTTTCTTTTTAAGTTCGTAAAGGTCAACCTTATCTTTATTAAGGTGCCATTTATAACCCATTTCAATTAGCTCATCATATGCTTTTGTAACTGAGGCACTTCTAGCTTCAATCTTTTCATCATGTATAATAGTGTCAAACACTTCATTTGGATTAGAATATAAATTCTTAATGATGTATGTATAACTTCTACTGTGTATTGTTTCCATGAAATCCCATGTAATAATACAACCCTCTAATTCAGGATTAGATACAAATGGTAAAAATGCCAAACACGGACCTCTACCTTGTACACTATCTAACATAGTTTGATACTTTAAGTTAGATGTAAAAATAAACTTTTGTTGTTCATTTAAATTTAAATAATCGTTTCTATCTTTTTGTAAAGATACTTCTTCAGGTCTCCAAAAATAACCTAATTGTTGCTGGTTTAGTTTATCAAATATAGGATACTTCATATCCGCATATTGTTGGACTTGTAGGTCTTCACCAAAAAACATTGGTTGTTTCGCCACTTCTAGTCCCTTATCTCTGTTAAATACATTCTTCATTATTCTTTTCTCTCCTCTAAATCATAAAAAAACTTATCGTCATCACCAGCTGTCCACTTTTGTTCACATTCTACACTATACTCCTTTGTGGACACATTGAAGTCTGGAAACTTCAACTCACTAGGTGTATAACTCTTATCATAAAATATTACTCTGTTGTTCGGTTGAGCTGCAAAGTAACCATTTTCTAATTTCAATATATTAAATGACTTATGTTGGCTTGGTACTTCACTATAAGTCACATTTCTTTCTAAATTCGTACTATTCGCATTATCAATTGTAAACATATACCAACCCTTATACCATTTTTTATGCTGGAGGGACTCAGTTCTACAAAGAACCAAATCCATTCAGCGATAACATAAGACTAGAAACTTCGCAGATTTATGCAAAATTTCAATATTTTTATAACCCAAACAAATAAGAATTAATTAACAATCAAGCACTCTTCCTG